TCGTTGACGAGCCGTTGTCTATTGTACTACATCACGGACTATGGAAGAATGCTTGAGGTGGCAGCCTTAGCAGCACCTTGCTTATTTGATGTCTTGTATCCCTTAATCTCAAAACGCTCAGGTAGATTAGTACCATCATCTAGCGTCGTTGGAGGGCGCTTAAAGCCCTTAACATTTACTGTCTTCCCAATGATGTCTTCTAGTGATGGAACCTCAAAGTCACCATCGTTTACGTCATAACCGAGGGCTCGCATCAACTGAGCAAAAGAGTAGAGTGCACCATCAAAGAGCATTACTGATGCATAGAAGCGCGAACCTGAGAACGCACCATCCTGTACGACTAGCTGTAGCTGCCAGAATGGACGGCCGACGTTCTTACGTCCGGGCTTTACAGACTTGATTTCGCCTTCAACAATGTTGACTACATACTCACCAGATGGTGGGACCTCACGTACAACGGAGGTAGCCTCTTCTGAGGTAAAATTAACCTTCAACGGTGTTGTCATCGCTTGTCAATCCCCTGACTGCATTCCAGATACTTAACATTGTTGGGTCTTGTATAACCTGTGGTAGTTTGTCTGTGCGATCCTTGGCCACAATTCCTTCGGTAGCTCCACACAGTAGCATCCGCTTATTTTCGCCGTCAACCTCCTTGGTATACAGATAAGTCACGATATCAAGGAAGCCAGCAACTTCATCCGCTACTTTTCCTGATAGTGATGGTTTGCGTCGGGTGGCCCCTGTTCTTTTATCTTGGTCTGTTCTAGCTAGTGCCGTAAAGATAGTGTTTACAGGTAGATCACGGAATGCACGAACAAACTTCCTAGTCTGTTCAATGTTAATGTTCCATTCACGGATGCCGGGGACATCTGCATCACGTTCTTCATGCTGTTCTACAAGCCTTATCATTACTTGGTCCATCGACATTTTTTGTGTCTCAGTTAGACTGTCGATAACAATGGTGTTGTAGCCATGGCCACCAGCATACAACTCATTGTATACTTCACTCATCTTGGCCCAAGTTTTTACACGTACAGATTCCACATTTGGGAATCTTGTCTTAAGCGAAAGAGTACCACCCTCAACGTCAATGATTAACACACGACGCATCTCGGGGACCGCATCCGCTGATCCGGTTAATGTGGTTTTACCAGCCCCGGATTCACCATACACAAGCATGTTGATGCTTATTGGTTGTTCCGCTACTTTGACAACTGGTAATCCTGCGATGGCAGCTAGAGACATCCAAAATCCTTAATAGGCGTTTTGTCCGAATTGCTACTTTAATCTTTCACTCTTAGTAGGTAGTCCAGTCTACCATCGCAGGATCTTGTGGCGCAAGAGTCAAGCAATTCAATTCTATCGATCGACCCAATGTCCGATTTTACTTAATTTCGTCGTCCGCATCTTCGTCATCATCTTCGTCATCATCTTCGTCTTCATCATAATCATCATCGTCTTCATCTTCAAGTTCAGTGGTAGGTTCTGTTCCCAAAACTACGTTTGGGTTTTCTTCGACCATTTTGTTGAAGATCTCTGGTTCTTCCATCTTGATATCCTCACCGATTTGATTTAATGGACCACACAGAAATGCATCTAAATCTTTTAGATCAATCTCGTTCTCTTTTAACAGGAGATCTTCCTGCACCTTGTCATCACTGAACAGGTTGCTCATCTATTGGTTCCTCTCGTTTGGTTACTTCGATTGGTAGTCTGTGAGCGCAATCGCACCACGTGCCACCACGACAGTTTTTTGGTTTACCATCATGAACAACACCAGTACAAGCCTTACACACCATAACCGTGCTCCTTAGATTTTTATGGGGTTCGCATAACTGGTGGCTTTGTCCCAATTTTATCTCGTATGGATGTGACGTAGTAAGACGTACCATCACCTTTTTGATTATCTGGAAGTTTACCAACTCCAATTGACAATTGATGGTGGTCGAAACTTGCTATATCTACACCGCTTGGCAGATTAGCCAATTTATCCAGTGCATCAGCAATGGAGCGTAGGTCATGAGGATATAGTTGCACTGGTGCCTCTTCTCTTTTTTAAATCATCACTCTGTGCTTTGCAACATGTATGGCACCGACATGCATAGTTGTTGTATCCATTTAATCCATGCCTTTTATCGCCATCCTCCAATGTTGTTCGCATTCGATGGTAGAGTCTAAGATAGTACTTAGCTGTAGCATGAGCCTCCTTACATCGTACACAACGACACTTGTGATTGTTGTAAGCATTATCGGTACCATGCCGCTCGTCACCATCACCGGGTTTGATCCGATTTACGACTACTCTTGGCATCCAATTGCGACCTTAACTTAGTTATCTCCTGACTCATATCAACAACAAGATTTGCCAGAGCATCTATGGGAGTTAGACCATCAGCAACATTATCTGATGCGCTTCGCGCTATCCAAAATGGTGTTGTATATCTTCCTGATGGCTCAGGTGCATACTGTAGGGTGAAGTGTTCCCATGATCTAAGTTCAGTCATTCGATGCTCACCCATTGCTCCAACAAAGAAATTATAACTGACGATAGACTAAGCCCTTTAGATCTCGCCTTCACCTTTGCTCTATCTATTATTTCGTGATGAACTTCTTTTATGTATAAGTTCAATGTTCTTGTTGGTTTGTTCATTCTGTACTCGCCGCTTTGATCTCCCAGTAGTATTGTGTCTCCTTGACGAACATAGTATCAAGTGTGTACTGATAATCTTCTCCCATATTCATTCCTAGACATGGTTGCTTAAAGAGGCACCAGTTACAGGAAAATCTACCAGGTTGTGGGTAGATAGCAGGATCATTAATCATATCCAGAACTTCACGAGCAATAACTTCTCCAGCCATCTTAATCTCGTGTTCATTCTTATGGATCTGATGGCGCTGAGTAAACTTTGGACCTTCAAACTTGAGCCAGTCTAAGTAATCATCATACAAGCCCATTTGCCAGCCATCATGGTCATGGTGTTGGATTGACTTGAGTGCAAGCTCTGGCGTAGTGAGGAATTGCTTATTTGTTGATACTATGCGTCCCTTGTATTTGCGTGACAGTACCTCTGGTGCCTGTGGGAAAGCCTTTTTAATCTCGACGTAGATGAAGCCCGCGCAGTGAATACCATACTGCTCAAGAGCCCACAGGTAGCCAGCAATTTGGTCATCTAATTGCAAGAAGGATGCCTCCGCATCTTCATCTAACATCCTAGCTGTCGTTTTCCAGTCAGCCACCCAGTATCTTGCAAGCTCATCTTGGAACAACGCATCGAGTCTGCCGCCATATGTTACTGGAAGTCCATCCCATACAACCTCACGATATATTTTATCACTTAATCCTATTTCTCGTTCTTCCTCAGGTAGGCTTTCCTGCCACTTGTCGTGATGTTCTATGCCATCCTTAGATTTCTTCCATCGCACCCAACATGGATTGCACTTGCACCACAATTGCTGTCCAGTATCAGGATGCTTGATTGGTACCTCAAAGGATACCTCGACCCGAATTGGAGTCCAGCGACGATCGTAGTGCGGTGACATGTTGTTGCAGTAATACCGAATCATGTTCAGACCCAATTCAAGACGTTCCTTGTATGAGTCTAGAACAGTTACATCAGGATCAGGGTTTAGCTTCATGTACTCTTTTAGCTGAGCACTACACTTACGTCGGAACGCGACCAAGGCTAGGTCAGTACGAATTTCTAGCGCTGAGCCCCACGTGCGTGGCTCGTAGAACACTTCCATTGCCTCATGGAAAGCAATACCAAACTCTAGCGGTGCTGCCTGCGTAACAGGCTGATACATGTCCCGATAAACCCAGGACCAACGACGTCGACAACTACGGAACGCACGCCGAGTAGAGTTGTGGGTCTGATGTGATAGATGTCTGTCTAGATACCATTGGATTTCTGGTTCAACTACTAATGTCATGTTCCATCCAAATCGTTGTGCCAAAAACCATCCCATGATCTGCTGGCTGTTGGTCCCGATTGATCTTGATAGTGTGACCCTAATTCTTTATTTCCATATGAATTCCTAGCCCGTGAAGACAATTTTAGTACACACAATTGTCCAATTCTCATGTTTGGCCAGAGCATTATTGGAAGTCTAGATACATTTGATAATTCCAACGTAACGTTTCCCTTGAATCCGGGATCAATAAATCCAGCAGTCGAGTGTATCAATAGTCCAATTCTACCCAGACTGGATACCCCACCGATCATACCAGCAATACTTGTTCCCATCCTTATTGCTTCTAGCGTAGAAGCTAGTACGAATTCGCCCGGATGTAGAATAAACGGCTTACCTATTACTATTATCTCAGAAGTCATGCCAGGTTGGGTTACAGATGGATCAATATGAGTATAGAAGTGGTTGTTGAAAACCAGAAACTTGTTACCAAGGCGCAAATCTATACTTGCAGGTTGCAACAGTCTGGGATTCCAGGGTTCTATTGACAATTCATCAGAATCCATGTGACCTAATATCTCATTGTCAGAGAGTAACATCATCATAACCAAACGGCTTAGTAGGGAAATCTTGCATCATGTTTGGGACAAGTCTATTAAGCTCATTTAGTATGATTTCACTAAACGCTAGGATTTCTAGATCGGCCGCTTCGTGCCAACGCTTCTTTAATAGATCGCGCCATGCTCGCACGTTAGCTGTTACTACAAATTTTGTCTCTGTCATGTTTGGTAACACCGCTCTGGCGGCCTCTCTGGCACGCTTTCTAGAAAGCCCAAGATCGGTGAGGGTTTTCACAATGTGTTTGTATGAAATCAAAACTCTTTCGGCCACATCGCTTAGTGATAAGAGAGCTGATTGAGAAATGAGTTTAATACTTGGAGGTATAATTATTGATGCATCAGATTCATCTACGTAACGCTGTGACAGCACTGAGAGTGAGACATGTCGATGACGCTCTAATTCCGTTAACAACGATCGAGAGACGCCAGTTACATAGAACGTAGCTACTGCATGTTCTAGTACAGATTCATGTTGCTGCTTAAGAATCCTAGCGAGATAACCTTTGTTGGTTGCTGTAATAGGGTTTGGTTTTGACCACGATTGGTAGCAAGCTCGACCAGCAAACTCTGCTAGTGCTTGCCCACCAGCAGCGTCTGTATTCCAACCAGTTAATTCATGCATAAGGTCGGAATCAATCTGTGTCCAGCCTATTAGGCGAACACTAAGATCAGCTACATTAGACATGTTTCTCCCTAGTTAACAAAATTTTGAGTATGTACGTGCACATCTGTTCCAATGGGAACGTACATGCTCATGATCTTGTCAGCAAGTGGCTTGATTGAGAAATGCACCGAATGTTACTAAAATCAGAGACATCGCATAAATGCATATCATGATAGTGATAACTATTGATAGCCAATCTTTTTCTTTCTTGTTATCTATAAACTTAACCAGCTTTTAACCTTATTGCGTATGAACGATGTACTCCATAACAAGTACCATCCAAGTCCAAACCCAATAAATAGTAAATACGCAGGAGCTTCATTATATGTAATTTTGGCCAGGACCCAGTTGGTCACCATTAATACAGTGAGCAGCCAACCAAGAAATCTCAGGAAGGCTATGTCTGTGTTGTTCATCTGCTCACTACTCCAATAATGTTTACTATCGCACTCACTATAAGTACTCCCATTGCCAATGCCAATACCGCTATAGCAATCTTGAATATCAAATCATTCATTAGTACAACTCACTATTATGACCCAGTGGTTCATCATCAAATACCGACACATCGTCTGCCTCACTGATTGGTACTTTGTGCTCAACGTAAGACTTGTATCCCTCACAAACGATTGGATCGGTAGCCCAAAAGTATTGACAATCGCAACCAGATTCGTTTCTCAGTGGGTTCCAGTTGCGAACTATATGTTCAAACCAATCATCCGACATGTTGTCGATCTTGAAGAATGATCGAATAAAGTCACGCCAAAGTTCCTGTGTTATCATCTGGAGTTACCTCCTTCCAAACTATATTAGTTTCAGCCACATACAATCTAACATTCCTTATATATTCACCTGCTCTTACTAGGTCCATTAGTCCTCTGTATTGACTCATACTGGCATGTTCACTAATTATTGTTTTCCAGTATTCATCGGGAATTTTATCTGGGTTATATGCTGGACTCTCACCATTATAGAATTGTGGATGGGAAACAGCGCTAACCATTTCCCACGTCACCTTTACACGTTGCTTTTCCATTGCTCTTGCTATTCCTTCATCGCAGACTTCGCAGGAAGAACGACCACAATGCTTAGGCAGCGACATCTAAATCATCATCCATTTCCATTTGTGGATCAATATTTGTGTCACCAATTAGCCTTTTTATCCAGGCCCATTTGTTTTGAATTACCTTAATACGACGAGCATCAATCGTGTCGTTGGCAATTATATCAATGACTTGTACCGCTGACTTTTGACCAATGCGATGTAGTCGATCCTCGGCCTGTAGATTGAGGGCGTTAGACCATGATCTATCAGTAAATATAATGGTACGCGCCGCCGTGAGCGTGATGCCAACCCCACCGGCGGCAATAGTTCCAGCAAATACTTGAATTCTACCATCTTGAAACGACGATAATATTCTTGCGCGCTCATCAGTGGGGGTTGCTCCGATAAATTTTCCACAGGTGATGCCTTTCTTCTCCAGCCGTTTCGCCAGTAATTCAATTACCTGAGCAAATTGGCTGAACACGACTACCTGTTGCCCTGTGGATTCTATAACCTCCATGACTGCATCGAGCTTACTTGATGGTTCAGAGAGAATCATTTTTTCTTCTATACTACCATCACGCTTGGAATATTCAATTACCTCAGCGAACGCGGTAGCGAACTGTTGCAGCCTGGTGAGTTGCGCGATAACGATTGGTGCCACCACAGGGGTGTGTTCGTTATCACCAATCCATGCGAGCATATTGTTTTTCATTGAGTTGTATGCTCGACGCTGCAATGGGTGAAGATCAACGCGAATTTCGGTGTAATATTTTTCTGGCAGATCCAACAAAACATCCTCTTTACGACGGCGAACATAAAAACCCGCCATCTCTCTTTGGAGTTTCTCTGGATTGTTTACACCAATGACTGTCTTGTAGCCATTGTAGTTGTCAAAAATAATGTGGTCATTGTAGTACTTCCAATAGCTAGACCAATATCTGGGATACAGCCAATGCAGAATACTCCACAGATCGTCCGGCTTGTCAAAGGCTGGCGTACCAGTAAGCGCACTCTTGTAACCAGCTTGCATTTCCTTGATAGCTACTGTTTGTTTTGACTTACGGTTCTGCATTGCATGTGCTTCATCAGCAATAACGTGAAACCATTTTACCTCAGCCAACTCAGGAATTCTACGAAGAATTGGCCAGTGACAGATGAACACATCATAGTTATCATCAGATAGCTCATCCACGAAGTGACTACGATCCTTGTTATTAATTGGTAGAATACGCAAGTCGGGTGCCCACTGGAACCATGCCTTTGTCCAAGTAGATACCATAGACAGTGGGCACACGACTATTGTCTTTAAATGGTGATTCGGAAACTGCACTCTTCTTCTAACATCCAAGACGATTGCCTCTATAGTCTTCCCGAGGCCCATATCGTCTCCTATAAGTACTGCCTGTACTTTTTCCAGCTTATCAACACACTCAATTTGAAATGGATAAAGCTGCATGATTCACCTCCCTTTAAGGTTCTTTGCAATCACATGGTGATAGTTTGTCCAAGTCGAAATTAACTTCCTTCAGATATATTCCAAAGTTAAGAATTTTTTCCATTACATCAGTCATTACAACGATTATGCGTTCTGTGTCTGTCCATTCTTCTGGTAGTTCTTTAGTAACCAGAGCCGTGGCTAACGCATCTTTGATTATTCCCTTAAATGCGTTAGCCACGGC